TTACTGCACGGCGTCCTTGTCCGTCCAAGGTTTGGTGTAGCTCTGCGCCCGCTCGCTGTCGCTCACGCCCTCGGTCGTCGGGTCAACGACAACGCCCAAGATTGTCAGCAGCGCGAACGCTGCCTCAACCACTCCCAGCAACTTCGTGCTGACGTCCGTCGTGTCCAGCTCAAAGCCGAACAGCCCAGCAATCGCTTTGACTGCCAGCAGCAGAGCCGGAATAAACGCCACCCAGAAGGCTTTGTTTTTCACTCGCGCAAGCCAGTTGATTTTCATTTTCTTTCACTCCTTTGCATTATCGTTGCAATTCTTGTCACGGGTCTACGCTTCGCCCATCCGGCGGATGCGAAGGCGGCGCAGCAATCTGATCCAGCCGATGGTGCGCAGACTTAACGCTGCCCTCGACCCGCGCCAGCCGCTCTGCGTAGCCGTCCAGCCTCTCGCGCATGGCGCGCTGTTCCACGCGGATGTCGTCCACGCCGCCTGCAATGCTGTCCAGCTTCGCCATGGTCTGCGCCTGGTTCGCTGCATCTCCGCGCGTGTCCTTGCGTGCAGAAAGCAGCAGCGTAACGAATGCCACAAGAAATCCGCCCAGCGCCACAAGAAGTTCTGTTTTCATCGGGTTCACCCCTTTCTATGGTTAGACCGTCAAGCGGCCGTGCCATCGTTATCAGCCAATGCCGTCGCCGTCCTGCATCTCCTCGGTGCAAACGGCATCCTGATAGCATTCCAGCAGATAGGTGGCCGTCGCTGCATCCAGCCTGGAAATGCACACCGTGTAGGTTTTCCCGCTGACGATCTGCACAGCTGCTGCCAGCGCCGCCCACGTTTTCGCGCCTACAATGCCATCAACCGCCAGCCCGTGCTGGCGCTGGAAGGATTTCACGGCGGTCTGTGTTGCCGCGCCGAAAATGCCATCAGCTTCCAGCGTACTGCCTAGTGCATTAAGCCATTCTTGCAGGTGCACCACCTGTTCGCCCTTGTCGCCGCGCCGCAGCGTTTTCCGCGCTGCGGCTTTCTCCGTCTGCGCAGCGCCACGCTGATCGGTGTCGCTGGCGGCAATCTGCCCGCAGTCGATTTCCCGGAAATATCCGACATGCGTCCACCCGTTTCGCAGCGTCGAACCGGCTACGCGCCCCATGGATGCCGACGAATGCACTACGTTGCAAACGCGCTTTTTTCCGTTCTTGTCCACGTCCTCCAGCGCATTTTCGCCTGCGTACAGTCCGACGTGCGAAAAGTTGCCCAACCCATCGGCGTGATACTTCTGCGGATAACTGCCGCCGTCCTCATGAATGAACAGCGCCGCACCAACACGCAAGCCTTCCTTCTGCGCCTGACTAAGCGGCACAAGATGCTCCACTGCCCGTGCCATGGCGTTGCTGCCGGTGTAACTCATTTTCCCGCCGCAGGCGCGCACAGCAGCTTCCACCATAGCTTGACAGTCCATTTCGCTGTACTTGCGCCCGATGAATTGCAGTGCCTGTGCCACAACCTGCTCGCTGCTTGGCTTGTTACTCATTGCTCTGCACCTCCTGCCGCGTCAGCGTCACCGTGCCGTCCTCTTCCTGCGTCAGTCCCCAACCAAGTAGGCCAGCCGTGTTGGTGGCTGCTTGGGTCGCGGCAGTCTGCGCCGTGTTGGCTGCCGTTGCTGCCGTAGACGCAGCATCCTGCGCTTTCTGCACTGCGTCCATGATGGTCTGCACCCAGCTGGGCGGCGTCGGCTCTGCGGGCGTTCCGTTGCCTTCCAGCGAAGGCTCGATGCAAGTGCGGAACACGGCGGACTTCTTGACTTTGCCATCCACCAGCCCGCGCACTTCTGCGCGTCCCCAGCCCGCCTTCGCCGTGTCGTCCTCGGTCACGCGCCAGCTGATAAGCCCGCCCTGCACGGTCACGTTCGGCAGATAGACAACGCTTTCCGTCGGCCGCAGTGCCGCCACCAGCAGCGTGCAGCCAGGCAGTTGCTCCAGCCACGCACTGGCGTCAATCTGCACCAGTGTCACCAGCGCTTCGCCCTGCCGACCAAGCTGCACTTCGTCCAGCTTGTCCACCGGCAGCGCACTGCTCGTTTCCGCCGTTGCTTCTGCTGCCAATGCGATGGGCGTTTCTTCTGGCGCCGTCTGGACTTCGGCTTCGCTCGCCGCTGCGGGCAGCGCTTCCTCCGGCATTTCTGCCGCCATCGTCTGCACCTCTGCGGTTTCTTTCACGGTTTTGGTAGTTCTGCGTTTGCTCATATTTCTGCCTCCTCCTCAATAGTCGCCGCCGCCAACGCTCTGGATGAAGGTCTGCATGTGCAGGCTTGCCTCGATGCGCGTCAGCCGATCGGGTTTCAACTGAATTTCGTGCCAAGTGCCGCGGGTGATTTTCCCGTCGTCATCTTTGGCAAGATAGGGTGTCAAGTCGATTTCACCCTTTTTGCTCATTTCCTCCGGCACTTCGTTCCCGTCCACCAGAATAGTGACGCTTCGCGCCGTCGTACCCTCATAAATGCCATAGGTGATTTTATGCGTATGATCGGCAAGTGACAGGTCGTGCGTGTGCGCCGGAATGGTGACGCGGTGGCTGTGCCCCGGAATTTTCACGTTGTGCCCATGCGCTGGAATATCAATGGTGAAGCCGGGAATGTTAATGGAGAAAACAACGCGGTGCGCATGTCGGAACAAATGCGTGTGCGCCGGAATCGTGTGGCTGTGACCGCCAGCCGCAAGCGTGTTCGGTGCCGCTGCACCTGAACGCTGGCAGCCGCCTGTGGTCTGGTCGCCGCTGGAATCGGTGGTCAGTGCAGCTCCGCCTGTGCTGCTGGACGATGCGCCGCCTGTGCTGACGGTGCTGCCCGCCGCATTCATCACCGGCGTTGCATAGCCGGTGTAATTGGGCGATGCTGCGCCGGTCTGACCTGCGTTCGTTTCGGCGTGCTTGTGGCTCGCCATGTCGTGCCGGTGCTGCGGAATGACGTGGCTGTGGTCGCCCATCTTGTGCGTGTGGCTCATGGTGTGGCTGTGCTCCGCAATGCTATGCGTGTGTCCCGTCAGCTTGTGCGTGTGCCCCATTTGATGCGTGTGGTCTTCTGCTTCGCTTGTGGTCAGCCCTCCCGTGTTTGCCGCCGTAGCATAGCCGGTACCGTCAATGTTGGAAAAGTCGCCGACCGCCGTTGCTGAACCGCCGCCATCAGAAGACAGGACGCGCATGGGTTCTGAAATTGTCGTCGCGCCGCCCGCCTCGCTGGTGTAGGTCACATCCTCGCTGCTTGCGCTGGTGGTCGCGCCGCCTCCGCCGCTTGACGTTGTGGTGACTTTGCCGCCGCCAGCCGCCGCGCCTGTTTCGTAGGCGCGGAACGCGGACGCCTGCCAGCTTAACAGCATTTGATTGATGCGCACCAGATTTCCCGGCACATAGACCTTCATGCAGGCCGGATGCTCCGCGTCCGCGTTGTCCGCGAAAGACTGCGCCACCAGATTCGTCGCGCCTTGGCTGTACAGCTCGCCGATACCTACCCGATCCGCCAAGGTGTTGATGCTGTCCGCCGTGTCGCGGACGGCGTTGGCAATCGTGATTTCAATCTGCCCCGGATCGCCCAGCGTGTCCCCCTTGCTGATGGATACAATGCGGCTGCGCAGTTGCACCCCATGTTCCGCGTCCATCACATCCACCAGCTTGCCGGGCATATACTTGTCCCACGCCATGCCTGTCAGCCTGAAAAGGTCTACTGCGCTGGCCTTGTAGGTGATATAAGGGTTCTTGTAGCCTTCCAGCACCATCTGCGCCCGCGCTTTCAGCTGAGCCGGGTCTTCCAGCCGCGTGTCCGTGAATACGCTGCTTTTGATACCCCAGACGCTGGCAGTGTCGGCATCCAAATAGGGAACCCCGCCGTTTACTTCGCGGATGGTCAGCTGGTTGACGCCCTCGCCGTATCCAAGCGCATACAGCCGCGTTACCAGTGCGCTGGCGTCCATCGTCTTTTCGATGCTTTTCAGCTGCCGTTCGTAGTAGATGCCGCATCCGGCTTCTTGGTCGGCGCGCCGCAGGTTTACCGTCCAAGGCGCGTCCGGCGTTCCATTGCCCCCGCTGGTGTCAAAGTCCCATGTGTATTCCTCGGTCAGTACGCTTCCCAGCGAAAGCAGCGCCGTCAAAAGCGACGTGTTTTCCCACTTGTAGGCAAACTGTCCGTCAAAGTCGCACGCGCCCAGCTTCCAGCGCTTCACGGTCTGCCGTGCCAGAATGTACTCCATGACCGCACGGGTGTGGATGTCATTGCCGCCGATTTCGTGATAGCCGAAGAGAATATCATCCAGCAGCGTCGCCATCACATGCTCCACGTTGTAGGTGATAGTGCCTGCTTGCGCGGTCATTTCCCCGCTGGGAATGCCAATGATGCGGTAAACGCCCAAGTCGCGGCTGCCATCCGGTAGTCGGACGCGATTGTGCGCCTGACAGAAAGCGTTTTTGGGATCGTCGGTCGGCAGCGCGAAGGAACCCGTCCAGAGGTCGTTGTGCTTCAGCTCGTAGCCGATGCCGTCCGCATTGTCCAGCACACCCAGCGTCTTCCCGTTCTGGTCGTAGATTTCTACCTGCTCAACCGTCACCATCGCCCCCTTGCCGCAGTAACGATGCTTGCGCTACGTCCGCTGCTGCCTGCCCATGTCAGGCGCATTTGCAGGGTATTGTTGCCGTTTCGCAGCTTGATGGCGCGAAAGGCGCTGGCGAACGGCAGTGCGTTGTCGCCCGTGGAAAATGTCGCGCCAATGGGCGGCTCAAAGTCCAGCGTTACGCTTTGCCCCTGCGCAAGATGCAGGCCGGAAAGCTGCACACCGTCGCCCATGCTGATGCCCGTGATGGCGGTGCTGCCGGTGTTCGTTACAGTCAGCCGAAGCGGTGCAGGTTGCCCGGTGGCAAGGTTGATGCCCAGTATTGTGCTTTCGCTGCTCACTCCCACAACTGCCTGCGTGGTTTCTTCCACCGCATATGCCCATGGCTGGCAAAGAAACTTGACTTTCAGCTGCCCGGCGAACCAGTCCTTTGCTGTCCATGTCTGCCGTCCGTCAAGCTGCGCCCAGTAGTAGCGGCTCGGCTCATAGTCCATAGCCAGCTTGCAGCGCCCGGCAGACAGCCACGCCGCAAGCGTGCGAAGCCGTGTCTGTGCCTCCTGTTCGCTTGCTGGCTCCTGCATCATGGTCAGTACGCCAGAATAGTTGAAGCACCGCCGCGTTTCGCCCGGCAAAAGCACCGTGCCGCTGCGCCCTGCAATTTCGTATTCACTGCGCAGCGTTTCCGGCACGATGACCCGCCCGTCGTCTTCGTTCCACATGCAGCCGAAGTCCCTGCAATGCTTGCCGTTGAACGAAAACCCGCTTTCTGCAATCAGCATTGCCGCTGCCTCCTTTCGCCGAAAATCATGCCAGCACCATCCGGCTGGCGCGTCCCTTCACGCTTTTGCCCGTGCGCTGCCACGTCGCTTGGCTCACGTCCGGCTCAATGGTCTGCCCGACGCGCTTGCCGTCCATCTCGATGACGGCACTGCCTACGCCCGCCTGCTGCATCGCCTGCACCAGCGCGGCCGCCATGCCGTCCCAGTTCTGCATTGTGCCGGTTGTACCGCCGCCAGCGCCTTGTGCCGTACTCTGCACCGCAGCGCTGGAAAGCTCCGACGCAGCTGCCTGCACCTGCCGAATGCCGCCCGTGATGCCCTCCGCAAAGCCTTCATCATAGAATCGCCCAATCTGCTCCATCAGCTTGCTGGGGCTGTGGATGTCCAGCTGCTGCTTTGCGGCGTTGTAGGCCGCCTGCGCGGCTTGACGCGCCGCACGGGTAATGGCGTTTTCTCCGTTCAGGATGCCGCGCGCCACACCCTGCGCAATGGCTTGTCCGATTTCCGTAAAGCGACTTGACCCGGCTAACGCCTGCAAGGTGCTCTGCGCTGCGCTTGCCAGCGCCCTGGCGGCGCTGGTGACGCCGCTGCTCTGACTGCTGATGCCTTGGGCAGCCCCGTGTGCAAAGCTGCTGCCAATCTGCCGCCCGTTGCCTTCGTTCAGTATCCTGCCGGTTGCCTGAAACGCCTGATTTCCAGATGTGCGCGCCCGACTTACCAACGTGCTCTGCTGTGCGGCTATTCCAGCGCTCATGCCATCCATCCAGTCAGCGCCAAGCTCCTTGCCAGCGCTCTCGGACAGGATGACGGCCGCTGCATCCTCCGCCGCAGTCGCTGCGGCTTCTACGGCAGCGTTCACCGTGTCGCTGGAACCCGTAATGCCGCCAGCCACCTCCGTCACAGCTGCCGTGTAGGCGGCATTGGCTACCGTTGTGATGGCGGTAGTGATTTCCGTCGTGTTCGCGCCGCCCGTGGTGATGCCGTCCGCAATGGCCTTGCAGATAGCCTTGCCCAGCGATTCAAACTGCTTGGCGCTCTCTGGCCCAAGCCCGAAAAAACCCGTTCCGCTCACGCCGAAGGCTGTATTCAGTGCATTCGTCAGCGTCGTCATGATGGTGCTTGCAACGCTGTCGAAAGCGCCATCTGCACCGCTGCTTAACCCGTCGGCAATGCCCTGCGTCAGCGCCTCGCCCATGGCCTTGGTGACGACTTCGCCGCCATCTGTGCCAAAGGCTGCGTTCAACGTGTCCAGCGCGGCATCTGCGACGGCCTGCGCCGCTTCTTCCACCGTGGGTGTGCTGCTTTGCAAGCCTGTGCTTACATCGTCGCCGACGCTCTTGCCAGCCTGCTCCGCCTTGCTTTCGTCGTCAAGCCCCAGCAGCTGCATCAGCCAGCTGTGAACGCTGTCAATCGACCCGCCAACGGTTTCGTTGATGTTCTGCCCCAGCTTGATGCCATTGTTGATGCCGCCGGAAATAACGCCGCCTAAGCCTCCCCAGTCAATGCCGCGGATGGTTTCAGCTGCCGCGGTAAATCCGCCGGAAATGAACGCGCCGGTGACATCAATGATGCCGTTGAACGCAGCAGCAATGTTCTCACCAATACCCACCCAGTCGATGTTCTCGATGGCAGTCTGTGCAGCGGTGAAGCCGCCGGAAATGAACGCGCCGGTGCTGTCGATGATGCCGTTGAACGCAGTGGCAATGTTTTCACCAATGCCCGCCCAGTTGATGTTCTCAATGGTGCTTTGCGCAGCAGTGAACCCGCCGGAAATGAACGCGCCGGTGCTGTCGATGATGCCATTGAACGCGGTGGCAATGTTCTCGCCAATGCCCGTCCAGTTGATGTTCTCAATTGCTTCCTTGGCAGCAGTAAAGCCGCCGGACAGGAAAGCCCCTTCGACGTCCACCAGACCATTGAAGGCGTCCGCAATGCCTTGCCCAAGTTCAGACCAGTTGATTTTCTCAATGGCTTCCTTTGCCGCGCTGAATCCGCCGGAAAGGAACGTTCCCGCGGTGTCCAGCCCAACTTGCAGCGTGCCCAGAATGGTGTTGCCCACATCCGGCCAGCTGATTTGCTCGATGGCGCTCTTGCCACGCTCAAACAACCCGGACAAGAAGTTGCCCGACGTATCCAGCGCGCCGGTAACGCCCGCAAGAATCGTGCTACCGATGCTGCCCCAGTCGATTGCCTCCGCGCCGTCTTTTCCGCTGCCGAAAAGCCCGGACAGCCACGCGCCAATGTCGCCAATTCCGCTTATGATGGCAGCACCCACGTCGCCCCAGCTCAATCCTGTGACAGCTTGCAGACCATCGGAAAACAGCTTGCCCAAGCTGTCGCTCAGCGCTTTCAAGCCATCCAGCAGCGCCGTCAGCACTTCGCCCCCCAGCTTGCCCCAGTCAACGTTCGTCAGCCCATCCCAGATTGCGCCGACGATTTCCGGCAGCTTGGCAAGCAGCTTCGGAATGCCGGAAAGCAGCCCCGATGCCAGCGAAGCCACCAGCTGAATACCCGCAGGTATCAGCTCCGGTAGCGCGCCGATGATGCCATCCAGCAGTCCGTCCACCAGCTGCACCGCAGCTTCTGCAAGGTCGCTGCCGCTTTCCGCAAGGAAGCCAGCCAGCGACGTCACCAGCGAAGTTGCCAACTCGGCGATGGGCTGCACGTTTGCTTTAATGGCGTCTACAAGGCTTTTCAGCAACCCCATGGCAGCAGGCAGTAGCTTCATCAGCAGCCCCGGCAGCTTGCCCGCCAGTGCGCTCACCACCTGCGTCACTGCCTCGGACACGATGGGCAGCGCGCCCTCAATCAGCCCCACCACATCCGTCAGCGTGCTGTCAACCACGCGCAGAAAGCCGTCCAGTATGCCCGGCAGCTCCTCCGGCGTCACGCCGTCCTGCAATGCGCGGGAAACATCCGCCATGGCCGTCGTCGCAGCGTCCACCAGCGGCTGGAACGCGGGAATCAGCGTCAGCCCGATGGCGTTTTTCAGCCCCTCGCTGCTCTGCTTTACGCGCTGCATACTGTCATCAAAAGAACCCATGGCCGCCAGCGCTTCGTCGCTGAAAACAACGCCCATTTGCGCTGCTTCTGCGCTCATGCCCTTGAAGGCAGCGCTTCCTGCTTCAATGAGTGGATTCAGTTCGCGCGCACTATCCCCAAATAGGGACATCGCCAGTGCATCACGCTCCGCACCAGCTTCCATGTTGTGCAGCGCATCAATCGCGTCCCAGAACACGTCCTCTGTTCCGCGCATATTTCCATCAAAATCCTTGATAGATACGCCTAATTGGACAAAGTTTTTGTATGCCGAACCGCTACTGTCAGCAAAGCCTTCTGCCATGTGTTTAGACAAATCCTTCATGCTGTCGCTGACTCGCTCGACGGACGTATCAACGAAATTGCTGGCGTAGCTCCATTCTTGCAAGCTCTTCGCGCTGATGCCCGTCTGTGTGGATAGCGTCAGAAGGTCGTCCGCATAAGTGCCTGCCCCCTGCGCCATGTCGAAAGCAGCCTTTACACCCGCCGCCGCAGCAGCTGCCATCGCACCCATGGCGGCAGCAGCGGCCTTGCAGCCGGCAGCCAGCGCTTTTTCCGCGACTTCGCCCGCCTTGCCCATGGCTTCTTTCAGCTTGGAGTTTTCCACTTCGGCGGTTTTGGCCTGCTTGCCCTCATCCTGCACCGCTTTTCCAGCGTCCTGAACGCCGTGGGTCATCTCAGCCCCAGCGTTCCCGGCTTCCTCCATGGTGGCGTTGGTCTTGTCGATTTCTGCCCCGGTCAGGTTCATTTGCTTGGTGGCACGGTTCAGGGCGATTTGCAAAGCATCCGCCTGCTTGCTGTTTTCGCCGTACTCCTGCTTGGCTTTTGCCAGCTGTGCCGCAATCAGCTCCGTTTTCTGCTTCTGAGCATCGTAGACGGCTTGCAGCCGCTGACTGCGGTCACGCAGCGCCTCCATGCTGCTCTCTTGCCCCTTGAAGGCGCTTTGGCTGGCATCCATGGAGGAATTAAGCACTGCCAGACTTCGGTTGATGTCCGACAAAGCCGCCTTATATTCTTTGTCGCCCAGTATGCTGACCCGTGTCCCGATTCCCTCATCCGGCATGGCGTTCACCTCCCTGCGTGGTTTGTATCCTTCTGGGTGCATAGCGCACCCAGAAGGGAAATGTTATGTGCTTCGCTCGATTCTTTCCAGCAGCTCCTGCCGTCTGCGCTCCAAGTCGCCGGTTGCCGTAATGATGCCGTGCAGCTGCAAAAGTTCCGCCTGCTGGCGAATGACTTCCTGTGCCGTGTCCAGCATCCGGCAAAGGTCTGAGATGATTTGCAGGTTACTGCTCATCCCGCTTCCCTCGCATGGCACAGCCGAAAAAATACCCCAGCAGAAACGTCAGCGGCAGCAGCCACAGCAGATGCAGTGCGCTCATGCCTCCGCCTCCATTTTTTCGTCCGTCGGCTCCATCGGCCAGCTGATGGCATAGGGAAATCCCTCCTGCTGGGGAATGTCCAGCAGTGCCCGGCGATACCGCGCCCATTCGCTGGATGCAATCACGCTTGCCAGCGTTTTCAGCCAGTCCAGCCAGTCCAGAAAGCTCTTGCTGTCCGGCGCAGCCATCTCCAGCCGGTAGATGCTCCCGTGCGCATCCACATGGGTCAGCAGCGTGTCTCGGATAGCCCGCGCAAGGCGCGCAGCTTCCTCAGTTTCGCTCGCATCGGCCGCCAGCTGATAAGCGTTCCGCAGCGTTTCCAGCAGCCCAGCGTCCTGCACTTCGGCGCGGTGCTTCATCCGCGCCATGGTCAGCGTTTCCGCTTCCTTCGCTTTTTGCATGTTGGTGCCTCCTCATTGAATAGTTCCGTGTAGTATGCGTCCAGCGCCGCACGCTGGGCCTTCATCTTGCTCTCCTGACGATCTGCGACGCGCACACTCATGGTGTTCCTTTCTCGCGCCTATCGGCGCGGATGGTCGATTAGTAGATGACGCAAGCCGCCGCCACCGAAATGCCGCTGCACGCGTTGCCGCTGGTCAACTCGCCGCCCGTGCTCACAGTGCGGGCGCCGCCCGCGCTCCATGCGCTCGGCCCGCGCAGCCACCACCACACGGCTGCGCCGTTGCGCGTCTTGATACGGTCGGCATTGGTCGCGCCTTCATAGAAGGGGTACGTCACGCCCTCTGCAATGCCGTTTTCTTTGCCCAGACCGACTTCCGTGCTGGAAAGCAGGAACATGCAGTCACGGGTCGTTTCGCTGCCGCCGCCATCCGTCACCGTGTTCAGTGCGGTGATGTGGTCTGCTTCGCCCAGAATCGCCAGGAAATCCGCAGACAGACCCTTCAAGAAGCCTGCGCGGCTGGCGTAGGTCGGCGGGCGGTCGAACTCGGCCTGCGGTGTCCACCAGCTGCCAGCCGCCTTCTCGCTGTTCAGCCATGCGCGGATGCTGCTTTCCTTCCAGCGGTTGCTGCCGTAGCGTGCGCGCTGGATATGGTTCATGTGCGCCGTCGTGCCGTCTGCCGTCCCCAAGTCCGTTCCGTCCGTTCCTTCGCTCACGCTCACCGTCTCGATGGGTGTCGCCGCGCTCTGGCTGGCGTAGGTGCTCACCTTGGTAGCAAGCGCCTGCGCCTGATAGCCCCACGGGAAAAGGATAACGCCATCCTTCGGCACGTTTTGGGTCAGCGTGAACATGATGCTCTTGCCGCCGCCATAGCTTTCTTCGTAGCCGCTCGGCAGCGCAAAATGGTACGTTCCTGCCGCAAGCTCCTCCGGCGCATGATACAGCGCCTCCGTCGCGTCAAAGGGTGTACCTTCCAGCGCGTAGTGCATCCCCAGCGTCACGCTGTGCTCAAAGCGCCCGTGCGGGTCTCTGTCCACGTCGTGCGCCAGCACGTCCATCAGGATCGTACCATAGCTTTCATGCGTAATGCTCACCGTACTGCCCACCGGGAAAGCCGATGCCCCCAGCCCGTGGCGAATCAGGCTCTGAAACCCCGCCCAGCTGGTCACACCTGCGTCTTGCCCCGCCAGATGGTCGGCAATCATCTCCAGCGCATTCGCCATGCGCTTCTGGGTTCCTTCGCTTGCAATGTTGACCCCATTGCTCATGCAAATCACTCCTTGTTTATCGTGGTATGCGTTGCAGCCGCTGCGGCGCTGCCGGGTGCTTTCCAGGCTTGCCTGTGCGCTGCTGGCTGCGCCTGCGTGTGCGCCACAATAGGCAGACCGCACGCGGACTGCATCGCCAAAAGTCAGCGCACGTCATGCCGCAGTCAAGCGCGCGGAACAGCAGCCAGTCCCACGGGAAAGCGCCCGCGTCAGCGCCGCTTGTCAAGGGGCGGATTCTTCTCCCGCCTCTGCGCAGGGCAGCGCATCCGCGACGCCCTGCGCCAGCTTTGCCCGGACGCCGGGAATGCTTGTCAGCTTGAACGCCCGCGAAAATTCCGTCCAAGTCATGTCAGCGCCGCCAGCCACCAGCGCGCCATAGAAAATGGCCATCAGCGCGCCCAGCTTGGCTGCGCTCAACTGCGCCGCAATGTCAGCAAAGTTCAGATTCCGCTTGTACTCCAGTTCATACACATCCTCCGCCACGCGGAAGGTCGTGTTATCAAAGCGAATGGGGTACCTTTTCCCATCCAGTTCAATCACGTCCTGCGGTGCGTCAATGTCCTGCCCGCGCAGGGGCTGCTTTTCCTGCTCCATATGCTGCCCTCCTGATTAGTTCGATTCTTCGTAGACCTTCGCGAACCAGTTGCTTTCCACCGTGGGCGTGATGGTCTTGCTCGCCGTGTCCACCACCGCCGCCAGCGCTTCGTCCGCGCGGCGCACGAAAATGCCTTCGATGGTCGGGTGCTGATAGGTCGAACCGTCGTTTTCGGTCGCACCCGTGACGGTCGGCTCACTGAACGTGCCCTTGTACAGCCACCAAAGTTCCTTCGTGCCGTCATCCAGCGTCAGCGCAAAGGCAATGGCAACGTTGGGTGCAACCTGCCCCGACTTGATGATCTGCACGCCGTTCTTGTCCACGCTGCGCCCTATCAGCTTGTTATACATGGCAAAGGGCAGCTTGTCCGCGTTCAGGCTCACCGTATAAAGCGCAATGCGCTTTTCATTACGGGTCGGCGTATTGCTGGCGTAGACCTTGCCCTCCTTGTAGGTGGGCGTTACCGTGATGCCGATGGTCTTGGCGACCACATAGGGCACGCCATAGGCCGCTGGCGTGGTGGGCGTGTCCTCCGTGGTCATGTCTGCCGCATAAATATCCGTTACGCCGGTGAAGTAGCCTTCCTGATACATGCTTTATTCCTCCTGTCCGTCTTGTTTTGGCGGTTCTACCCAGCTGCATGTGCAGCTGATGTGGTGCCGTCTTGTTTCCTGCTCATAGTCATCCAGACCCCAGCTGGTAACTTTCACGCCGACGGCTTTCAGCAGCGCCAGCGCCTGAAAAAACAGCGCTCGATGCGTACCGTCTTCCAGCAGGGAATATACATGCAGCTGCACCAGATGCCGGATGCGCTGCGTCTGGTTGCTTGCACTTGCCAAATAGCTGCCGCTCACCTCGAAAAAGGTGCAGTAGGTGTCATCTTCGGCAGTGCCGGGCGGCTGACTGACGCTGCAAGGCAGCGCAGCCAGTGTGCTGGTGAACCGCTGTTCGACCGTCATCCCTTTGTCGCCTCCTTCTGGAAAGCCGCCTGCATGGCTTGCGTCACTTCACTTTCGCTCTGCTCCATGGTCGGATTGAACCATGGGCGCGCCGCCATGTTGCTGCGGCCGTATTCCAGTATGTTGCCGATTTTGGCATAGCTCTCGCCCTGCGCGTTCTTGCCGTCCGGCGCGACCTTGCAATAGTAGCCGTTGCCCGCGTCGTACTTCACCGCACCGGCCTTGACCGATTCTGCCAGCCCGCCCGTGCGCTTGGGCGCGTTTTCTGCCAGCTTCTCTGCCAGCAGCTTTCCGCCTGCCTTCACAGCCGCCGTGCAAGCCCTTTCAACGTTTTTCGCGGTCTTGTCGATTTTTTGCATTTCTGCCGCAATGCCCACCGTCGTAAACGCTGCCATGCTATGCCCCCTCGCCTTGGGTCGCTTTGCATTTCAGGTGCAAAAAATCCCGCTTGTAACCCAGATGATTGATTTCCTCAATCTGATAGGCAATTCCGCCCGATACCACGCGCCAAGTCTTTTGGATGTCGTCGCGCCAGCGGATGCCGAAGGTCACGGTGTCCTGCGCGTTGTACGCCTGCGCCTGATAGAAGTCCCGGCCGCTCACGTCGGCTTTGCTCGCCATTACCGTGCATACATCCTGCCAGCTTGTCACCCTGCGCCCAGCGTCTGTTTTCTGGGTGCAGGGCTTTTGCAGCCGGATAGGGTGTTTTAGGTCGCCTGCTTTCATTTGCCGCTTCCTCCCGTGCGCCGTGGGCGCAGCTGATGCACGCTGTGGACGATGTAGGGCGGTATGTTTGCCTCGTTTCCGCCCGCGCCGCGGTTGTCATACATCCACGCCGCAAGGTTTGCCGTCCAAAATTGCAGCAGCTCGTTGGTGTCGTCGGCGGGTACGCCCGCGCGCGCATACCACGCCACGGCGGACTTCCAGCAGTGTTCCAGTATGGTTGTGTCGCTGTCCGGGTCAAGCCCGGCAAAGCGCCGCACCATGTCCATGTCTGCCATGCCCGCCTCCTCTTACTTCACCGGAATGGACAGGCCTGCCGCTTTGTGCGCTTCCTGCGTCAGGTATTCAGCCAGCTTTTCGGCGACCTCGGCGCGGTTTTCATCCGTCAGTGCGCTGCTTTCCAGCACATCCACGCTCACCGTCCAGCCGCGCCCAGGGCGAATGCTACTGGCGGCGGTTACAACCGTTGTGCTGCGTCCGTCAGTCCCCTGAATCACAACGTTGCAGGTGGTCTGCTGGCTGTTTTCTGTTAAAATAGCCATGCCTTCATGCTCCCTTCATCGCGGTTTAGGTGGCAGGAATGAAGATTTCCTTCTTCACTGCCGCCGCAGCGTCGAAAATCTGGCAGTCCAGCCGCGCAATGCCCCGCACCTCAATGCTGTTAGTGCGGAAAGCGCTGCCACCCACGTCCGTGCTGGCAAGTTCCAGCGCCTGACGCGTGAAAAGCGTCGCATACTGCTCGAAGTTGCCCACATAGATGGGGTAATAGTCGCCCTTCGTCGCGCCGGTGTCCGTCACGGTGCGGTTGGGCAGCACGGCATTGCTTGCCACTTTCACCGGGCGGCCCTTGAACAGGTAGCCCGTGCTCTGCGTAGGGTCAGGCATCAGCAGCGGACGGCCATTGTCGTCCTTCAAGCTGTCCAAGTAGTTGAAGCCGCTCTGATTGGTCAGAATCGTGCTCAAGACGCTGATTTCCGGGTCAAGCTCGACATTCAGCGCGGTTTTCAGCAGCACCAAAGCGTCATCCGTCTTCTTGATAGCGCCCGCCGTCAGCTTGTCAAGTGCCGCCAGCGCAAGCTCGTTTCTGGTCAGCACATATTTGCGCGCATAAAAGTTCGAAATGTAGCCGAACAAATTGCTCACTTCGTCGCTGGCCAACTCATTGGAAATGGGCAGCCAATCCGCGTAGGTGCTCAGGACGTAGCTGACGCGCTTAAACTCCGGCTGCTCACTGGTGGTGATCTGCGTCACCTCGCTGCCCATCTTCGTCATGCCCTTGCTGGGGTTCGTCGCCACCGGGAACCATCCGCTGTTGCTGTTCACCGTCATCTGACCAAGCAGGTCAGCCAGCGGCATCACCGCACGGCTGTATTCATGGATGGCGTGGTCGATTTCCTCCGGCACCAGAAAGCCGCCGTCCTCGCCGGGCGTGCTGCCGCCGCCGATGGTCAGCGCATCGTAGAGAATCTTGTGCTGCGCCGCCGACATGTCGTGTCCGGGACGTGCGCCGGTGCGGATGGCGTGTGCAAAGGCGCGCGCATATTCGTGGCTTTTCAGCAGCTCACTGCGGGTGCGCTCCTGCGCAGGGTCGCCAGTGGGCTGAAGATTGCCCGCGTCCTCTCCAAGCTGGGCGTTGTAGGCGGCTTGCAGGGCGTTCAGCCGGGCAACCTTTGCGTCCAGCGCGCCACGCTGCTTCGCGACGTCTTCGTCCTTCTGCGTGTCATCCATCGCCATCGCGGCCAGCTTGGCAGCGTCATCGTGGATTTCGCGCCCCAACTGCGCAATACTGTTCTTCATTTCGGTCATGTTCATGGTGTCCTTCCTCCTTTATGCTTTGAATAGGTCTGCAATCATCTGCGCCCGCGCCGCTGCCTGCGCTCGCCATGCGGCAGGCTCTTGGGCGGGTGCGTGTTCGCGCAGCAGTGCCATCACCGCGCTGCCATTGTGCCTTCTCGCCTGCATCATGGCACTGACCGGCTTCGCATCGTCTTTGCTGCCCTCTTCTTGGTAGAGGATGCCGTCTGCAAAGCCCTCATCCACGCAGGTCTGCGCGCTCATGTAGGTTTCAGCTTCCAGCAGCGCAGCGATTTCCGCGCGGGTTTTTCCCGTCCGCTGCTGGTAGGCCGTGATGATGCCCTCGCCGATTTCCCGCAGCTGTGTTGCGGTGCGCTCCATCTCGCTCGCATTGCCTGCGCAGATGCTCCACGGGTTGTGAATCATCATGTAGGCAACGGGCGACATGAGAATCTCATCTCCCGCCATAGCAACCACACTGGCGGCGCTGGCTGCCAAGCCGGTCACATGCACCGTCACGCGCCCCTTCTGCTTGTGATCCATCAGTGCGCTGTACATTTCTGCACCCGCCATCACGTCGCCGCCGGGGCTGTTGATTTGCACCGTCACATCCTTGCACTTGTCCAGTGCCTGCCGAAAGCGGCGCGCGACGACCTTGCCGCCGCTCCACCAGTCCGCTTCGGTCACAATCTCGCCGTCGATGTTCACGATGCCCGCGCCGGTTGCGTCATCGGTGGCAATGTTCCAGAATTTCATTTCGTTTCACCTCCCTGCGCTGCCGTGCTGCCCAGCAGCAGCTCCGGCTTGTCTACGGATATGGCCAGCGGAATCAGGTCGCGGCTTGCCATCAGCTCATCACCGTGCGGGTCGGGCGGCAGATGGTCGCGTTCCCGCACTTCGTTGGGGCGCATCCAGCCGCCGCGAATCGCCATTTGATGTTTGTTCGCGGTCGCCTGTATGTCCGCCCGCACCAGTTCCTCTGTGTCGAAGCGAAAGCGATACCCGTCCGCGTAGTCCTGCGGCGTCAGCAGCTTGCGGTTCAGCTCCTGCTCCCACTGCACAACAATGGGAATGATGGTCAGCTGCAAGAACTCTTCCATCTGCTGTTCGTTCGTGGAAAAGGACGTGTCCGTGTAGTCGCCCAGCATGTGCGGCGGCAAATTATAGACAGTTGCCACTCGGTTGCGCGTGATGCGTTCCACGTCCAGCAGCTGACTGTCTACCGGGCTTTGGCTGAACGTTGTCGCCGAAAGCCCGCCTTCCAGCACGACGATTTTCTGGTTGCTCTTTTCATAGTTGCTGATGAAGTCGTCAATCAGCTGGGCACGCTCTTCCTCGCCAAGCGCGCTGTTCGGTACGGTCAGCATGATGCCGTGATTCACGCCGTCCAGCTGGTTCAGCGCCAACTCTTTCACGGTGCGATCGTAGTCCAAACTGCCGCAAAGCACATCCAGCGGGCGAATGCCATCTACGCCGTTGGCGCTCATGTGCTGCAATGCAATCAGTGTGCATCCGGGCACTTGATAGCTCTTCCCGTCGTCCAGCGTGACGCTGTACCAGATTTCTTTCGTCTCCGTGTGCTTGTAGGGCTTCACAAAGCACGGGTTCAGAATGTCCAGCCGCGTCGGTTGCCCCAGCTTGTCCGGCACAATCAGTGCGTAGCAGTTGCCCTCTGTGTTGCGCAGCACTTCCATCGTGCGGATGAAGGAAAACGGCGTAAAATTCACGTTCGGCTCGAAGGCAACCAGCCGTTCCAGCGGATGCGCATCCTGCCGTTCGTAGCCCTTGTAAAGGTGCAGCGGCATGGATGCCATCGTGTTGGAAATGCGCGATACGGCGGCGTAAATGGCTTCATTGCCTTTCAGCGTCGCATCCGCCCGCAGCCATGAAAACGGACGCAGCTTGCCTGTGCTGACTGTCCGCGCGGCAGGGGCATCCCGCGCCTTGTTGCGCATCGGCGCTTTCCTGCGTGCAAATGGATTCCACATTGCTGATCCTCCTTTTGAAAAGCGTCCACGTGGACGCTTTTGCCTATCGTCTGCGCCCAAGCCCGCCAAGGTTGATGACCCGCACGGACGGCGCAGCGTAGACCATGCCCGCCGGATTCTGCTGGATGTTGACGGCATGGGCATCCAGCCAAGCCATAAAGCCGTCAATCTTGCGGAACTTATTGCGCTTTACGGGCATCCAGTTTTCCTTGTCTGCGTGCTGCCGTTTGCCGGAAATGCGCACATTGTCCGTGTACCAGCCCCACATGGGATTCCCGTTGGTCACAACGCTGCCTGCCAGCAGCTTTTCTTTGATGTCCTTCATGGGGTCGTTCAAGGTCAATGGGCCTTGACGCACAACTTGGCAGTCAAAGCCCTTGGCATCAAGCATCTGCCGCAGCCGCACGGCGTTCGCCGGGTCGTAGCCAATTGCCTGAATTTCATACTTCTTTGCCATCTGACAGAACCAAGCATAAACGTCCTCTTGCTGCACGAACTCGCCGTCCACAATGGTCAGGTCGCCGCGCATGGCAAGTCCGTAGTAGTCGATTTTCTCTTGGTCAAGATCCACCTTCCGCCGTGGCACCCAGCTGTGCAAAAGCACATACAACTCGCCGTTGTCCAAGGGAAATTCCAGCGCCGCAGCCGTGAAGTCCTCGCGGCTGCTTAGGTCGAATCCGCCATAGCATCGGCGACCAAGCAGTTCTTCGGCAGGCCGCACACGGTTGTTCCGCCGGATGACCTCTGGCTGCACAAAAGCCATGTCGTCCGCGTTGACCATCACGTTCAGCTGCTTACAGATAAAATCAGCACGCTGCTGGGGAACTTTCTTGTCGCGCTCCCACGTTTCCGCCAGCGTTTTGAGTTGCAACGTTTTCCCAAGGCTAGGGTTCGCCTTGATCCACTTGCTGGTGTCCTCAATGTCGTCTCTGGCATCCAGCTCGCACAGGAATCCAAACATGCGGTCGCCAACGGCAGGGGCTAATCGCCCGGCAATGGCATCCGTGAAAAGGTCGTAAAAGTAGGCAAGCGGCCCGTCCAGCACATTGCCCATGGTCGTGATGTACATCACCAGCGGCTGCGACCGTTTGACCGTTTTTCGTTTGATGATGTCAATCAGCTTAAAGTCGCGGTATTCGTGAATCTCGTCGAAAATCGCAAGATGCGGATTCAGACCGTCCAGCCTTTTGCTGTCGCTGGAACGGTGCTTGATGGTCGCGTTCCCAGCGTCATAATGCACGCCGTCGCGCAGCGTCCGAAAGCGCGGTGCCAGATACTTGCTCGCCCGTATCTGGTCGCGGCACTCGCCAAAGACGATGCCTGCCTGCTCCTTGCTGTTGGCCAGCAGATAGATGTCCGCACCCTTTTCGCCGTCTTTGCAGGCGGCGAATGTGGCATTTCCAGCCATCAGGGTAGATTTGCCGTTTCCCGTGCCAACCAGAATCAATGCTTCACGAAAGCGCCGCAAGCCCGTTTGTTTGTCCACCCAGCCGTACAGGTTGCATTCCACAAAGCACTGCCACGGCATCAGCTCCATTCGGGTGTAGTCGCCCTTAGTCGGCGTCAAAAAGCGTTCCATAAAAGCCACCGGCCGCGCGGCTTTTTCCTCGTCGAAGCGCCATGGATAGGAAGGGTCTTGCTGTTTCTGCAAATCGTCCAGGAAGCGGCGGCAAGCCATCTGGACTTTTTGGCAAACGTTTCTGCCTGCTGCACTGTCCTGCGCGTAGGCATAGCACCTTTGCAGGATGGTCGGATCGGCCACGTTCGCCGGAATGTGTTTACTCGAAGTCGTCGAAGTCGTCATTCAGCGCAATGGCTTCCGCCTTGCGGCTCTGCGGCGTCAGGCGCAGTTCTGCCAGCTGCTTGCGCTGCTGGTCTGCGTAACTGCGCAGCTGTGCCACGCTCCGATTCTCCTGCCAGTAGCGCTGCCGCCCATTTGTACGTTCCTGCCCAATGCCGCGGGCCGCAATGTCATCCATCAGGCGCTGCTTGATTTGCTCCGCCATGGCGGCATCTGCCACCAGCATCTGGTCAGGATCTGTCAGCCCTTCTTTCCGTTGTTCGCACGCTGCGCAAAGCATGTCATACATGCAGCGTGCTTTTTCATCCTTGATTCGCTCAAAATGCTGATCCCGAAGCGCTTCGTTCACTTTGTCGCCCTCCTATATTTTGATGATTCGCATATGACCGCCCGGCCTGGAGATTTGTTTTTCAAACTTGCCGCCGCCTTTTTCCGGGTGTTTTTTATTGTGACAAGTTTGACACAAGCAACGCAAGTTCTCCATGCAAAGTGCAAGGTCGGGGCGCTCCTCAATGGGCACAATGTGGTGTACCATCTCCGCACGGCGCGGCTTTTTGATGATGCCAGCCCGAAACGAGTCCATGCAGTCGCAGCACATGCCGTGATCTCTTTCCAGCGCCGCCTTTCGCAGGCGTTTCCACGCTTTCGTGTGGTAGAATGGATTGCTTTCCTTATACCGCATTGCTGCCTCCTTCCTCGCAATGGAAAAGGGGCGGTGGTCTTTGCTGACCTCCGTCCCTTGTTTGGCAGTTTAATCATATCATGGGGCAAGCGCTTTTGGAAGTCTACTGACCACGATTTTGTGCGCATTGCTGCGCCTGCGCGCTCCTCGGCGCTCCTAAGCGTTCCTGACCGCTCCTATGCACTCATGAGCGCAACAACTCGCTCCTGAACGCGACAAGGCGCTCCTGCAATTCAGTGCATAGCAAAAGGGGCGCGTCCTCTCGCACCCCTTCCTTCATTCTGCTTTTGTCCCGCGCATGTACCACGCAGGAAGTGCCGCAGCGACCTGCGCCTCCTGCAAGGAATCCAGCCTGCTTTCGGCGTCTGCCTTCACCTTGCGGATGTACCCATCCGTAAAGCCCATAGCCGCCGCGATGGATGGCACACTGTCGCGCTTGATATAGTAGCGGTATAGAATGCCGCTGTCCGTTTCGGGCAGACAGTCCAGCAGCACAAGCGCCGCCACAATCTCTGCCTGCTGCTGGTTTCGCCGCTGTTCCAGCGCTCGTTCCAGCCCGTCAATGTCCGCCATCAGCTCGCTGGTCTTGTCGCTGCTTCTGGCGCTGCGGTCGGTGCCGTCCGCTCTGATTTGGGGCGCTGCAATGCAGGTCAGCGCGTCACGGCGCTGCGCAATGCGCTGCTGCGTCCTGCTGATGTCCGACGCGGCCGAACGGCACCGCCGCAGAATGTCCATTGCTTTCATTCGCGTCACCTCCAAAAGCGTCCACGTTGGCGCTTTTCTGTCTTATCGGACGATTTCGTCGTCGTGTTCAGCCGGTCGGCTGCTCAAAAATTCCACGTCCTCCGCGTTGACTTCCATGCTGGCATAGGTCTTGCCGTCGCGCCCCTGATACACATTGCAGCTTACCGGGCCGGTTACGCATACCTTGCGCCCCTTGGACAGGTATTTCGCGCACAGTGCGCCTAATTGCCGCCACGCTGTCACACGGAAATAGTCGGTGCTTTCGCTGCTGGTGCGGCGATTCACCGCCAACGTGAAGGTGCTGCACTGGATGCCGTTGTCGGTTGTGCGCTGCTCCGGGTCTTTTACCAGATTTCCAATCAAAATCAGTTTGTTCATGTTCCCTCCTGCGCGCCTGACGGCGCGGATTGCAGATTAGCAGATGATGCAAGCTGCCGCCACCGAACTGCCGCTGTACGCGTAGCTGTTGCTCAACTCGCCGCCCGTGTTCACACCGCGGGCGTAGTTCGCGCTCCATGCGTCCGGCCCGCGCAGCCACCACCACACGGCTGCGCCGTCCGCATCTTTCAGGATGCGCCGTTCCGGCGTCTGGAACCATGCAAAGCGCTTCCTGTCGCCATCGGGTGCTGTCAGTCCAACGTGTGCGGGATGCAACAGCCAGAACCAATCTTGACAGTCTGCGCCTGTTACATGGCGCTGAACACGCGCCTTGTCTGCTTCGCTAAAATTGTCAAAAAAAGAACCGTTCAACCACTTTCGCAGGCTGCTCGTTTCCCATACACCGCAGCCAAATGGCCATTTTTCACTTGGTTCATCGTATGCGCGGCGCGTAATGGGTCGGTCTGTCCAGATGACCAGCGGACGTTTGCCGTTCGTTTCTTGTAGCACCTCGACCACGCGGAATTGCAGTGTGCCGAAGGTTTCATGCTCTACATGGATAATGTCGCCCACCTGCGCGCGCTCTTCCACGGCTGTTCGAAAGCTCAAATAAACGTGTTCGCTTGTGTGGGTTTGCGCCATCATGCAGTCATAGGCGCGGCGCATGTCCTCCAGCGCGCCCTGCGCCCGCCCCAGCGCTTCCAGAAATAGCGTTGCCGCTTCTTTTGCCATGATGCTCATCCTTTCTGCTCTCTTGCCTTGGTTTTAATGTCCCGAATAACCTTGTAATCATCCCACATGCTCACTTGGTTCATCGTCACTTTGTATTCGCAGGCCGGGATCTCCCGCACATTGCTTGCGCCGCTGCCCAGCTTGATGGCGCGGCGGATGCGGTCGGCCACCTGACGCTCACAGCCGGTTGCGCCATATTCGCGGCAAAGCGCTTCTGCGCGCTGGCGAACAGCTTTGTTGATGGCCGTCGCTTGGGCAGGCGTAACCTTGGTCAGATGCCGAACCTGCGCTTCCAGCGCCGCCATGCGGTCGTGCGTCGCCCGTATCATCTGCGCCATGCCCTGCATCACGCGCAAAAGCTCTGCAATCTGCTCGCTTTCCGACTTTTGCGGCAGCACCGTTGGCTCTTGCAGTACCATTTCGGTGTTTTCCATTTCCGCACCCTCCTCACTTGATTACAACATGCGCCTGCATCGTTCCAAGTGCTTTCCGGCATCCTTCCACCCATGCGCTCACTTGCTCCACATAACCCAGTAGCTTGCGGCGTTCTGTTTCGCCGGTTTCCGCCAATGTTGCGCCCATATGGGGTAGCACGCCCGCAGCGCCGATAAAGGCAGCCACCGCCGCGCCAAGTTCACTGCTGCCGAAGCTGCTGCTTTCTGCCATATCCACGCCGTGCGCTTCTTCGCGCTGATACGCCAGCAGCTGCTCTTCCATGGCTTGCCGCTTTGCTGCCTGCTGCTCGGCTTGCGCCTCCGCTTCTGTCAGCTCGGCGCGCAAGGCATCAATCTGCCGCTGCGCTTCGGGGCTGACGCTGTTGTCATTGCTGCGCTGCTCTGCCGCTTTCAGCGCCGACTTTAGCCGCTCGACTTCTGCCCGCCACTCACGCTGCTGCTGAATCATCTTGTAGCGGTCATCCTCTAATTGCTTGCGGTCAGCGTGCAGCCGTGCGCGCATATCGTTCGCCTGCTGGACAGACTGTGCCATCTTGCGCTCGGACTGACGCGCTTCGGTCACTTGCTCCTGTAATTCGTCAATCTGCTCTTTCAGTTTCCGCACCGTCATGTTTTCGTCAAGGGCGCGCTGGGCCATATCCTCCCGCGCGCTCTCCGGCAGTGCAAGGATGGCTTGCACCTTGCTGCTGGGAAGCTGGGCAAGCGCACTGCCCTGCGGAACGGCGCGCGCCATCTGCATCAGCTTTTGGGCTTGCCGCTCGCTCATGTGTGCATTTTCCGCAACCCATGCTTCCCATTTTCCGTGTGGCACCAGCTTGTGGTCTTTCGCTTCGCACAGCAGCCGCCCAACCTCCAAATAGTTCCGCGCAACGTTTTCCCACGCGACCGCCATGCGGGTTTCGATGTTTTCCAGCGTCACCAACTCCACATTGCTGCCCGCGTTCATCAAGGCTTTTTCGTCTTCCATGGCTTAGTCCTCCTTTGCGTTCCAATCAACCTGCGCATATTCGCAGGTATACAGTTCATCAGGAAGGGCAGGAATGCTGTCTGGCATGGGCGCAATCCATTCCAGCGTTTTGTGCAGTCTGCATTCTTTCGCATCTTTGCGCCCTTTCAGGCAGATGCTGCACTCCCGCACCGCAGCCATGCGGCTGATTTCCATCAGATCGCGGCTGTCCACCAGCATATAATCGCCGCGGCTCAGCGGGCCGGGAATGTCGATGCACAGCTTCGATTCTTTGACAAGCCGCGCCAGCCAGTTGGCGTCCTTATCCGGCATAGTGTCCACCAGCAGACACGCCAGCCGCTGCACCAGCGTCTGCGCCAAGCGCCAGTCCCGCCATGCGTTCGGGGAAGCGCTGCGAAGGCGATTTTTCAGGATGGGCGTTGCCTTCGTCAGCTCATCATCCAGCGCCACCAAGTAAACCATGGCGTTCCGTTCCTTGCCGCTCATTTTCTGTTGCTCCATGCTGTTTACCTCCACTCCTCCGGCAGGTCGTCCGTTTCAACCGGCATCATGCTGATTTGCTCAACCTCTTTTTTTGCGCCGTCGATGAAGTGGCGCGGCACCCAAAGCAGACGCACTGTTCGCCCGTCAATCCACTTAGGGCGTGTCGCTTCGCCATCTGCCTTGACGCCGGGCAAAATGCCTTCTGCCCGCATGGCCTTGTACAGTGCTTTGAGCGACACGGGGAATTCCAAGTTTTGTTCTTTCCGCAGCTTGCTCACCGCCGTAAAAGCCAGCTGCGGCATGAAGTAGTAATAGTCATCATCCATGTAGCCAATCATGTCCTTGGGTAAGCCCTTGCTGAAACTGCCCTCCGGCTCGGCTGTGCTGATGTCTTTCAGGGCAACTGCGCGGCTTGCCAGCAGTTCGGAAAGGCTGCTCAAAAAAATCCGCGTCGGCTTATCTGCTTCCATGTCTGCGGCTTGCTTTTTGCTGCTGTCTGTCAGCGTCCGCATGGCTTCCACCAGCATCGTGCCGCAGGTTTCTGCATCAAAAAGCCCGATGGAAAGGAAGTATTTCAGCATCATTTCGTAGCCAAGCAGAATGTGCGCAATCGCCTCTGCCGTGCGTCCGTGCTGCCCCTTCGTCTGCTCAACTGCTATATTGCGCAGCTTGATGAACCGATCGTGCAGCGCGCTCGGCAAAGCGTCCGCCTGACCGCGCAGCCAATCAATGTAGCCAGCCATGCAGCGGGTCAAGTAGCCTTTTCGCGCCTGCTCCTGCGCTGCCGTCAGCGCTTCGCCGACCGGGATGTCCTCTTTGCCTACGTTCACAATGTAATACCTCGCTAATCCGCTTTCGCCAGCGCTCGGTGTGTCCTCGCCGCTGATGATGGCGACACTGCGCGGCGGCATGGAGGTTTGCAGCGTTCCGTCTGCCCGCATTCGTCCGCGCTCCGCACCGTCGCCGAAAGCGCGCGCCAGATTCTGCGCCATGGCTTCCATTTGGCGCTTTTCCTGCAAGCTGTGTACCGGATGATAGTCATCCACCACGATGGGCGCATCTTTGAGCAGAAAAGCCTTTTTCCGCACACTGTTGCTGGTGTCGTTGAAACTCGCAGGCAGGTTTTTGCCTGTAAAGTTGCCGTAGTGGGACAGCGCCAGCGCCGCGGCTGTGGACTTTCTGCATCCCGTGCCGCCCAGCAGAAACAACGCAAAAGCAGGTGCTATGCCCGTAGCTGCCAGGAACTCACGCAACGGTGCCAGATAGGTCACGCCTAACAGCGGAATGCTGATGTGTGGCGCAATCACGTTGCGTAGGCTGCTGGAAGCAATGGCGGCATCAATCGCCGTGATGGATTCCCAGCCCGGTTCGCCGCTGCCATCCAGCCGGTACATGCTCAAGCCGCCTTCCAGCCCTACGGTCACGCCCTCCAGCCCGATTGCGCCGCCGTGGTAAAGGTAGCACCATTTCCCGCCGATTTTTCGCCACCCCGTGTGGCTGTACTCTGTCACGCGCGCGGCAGATACGCGTCCAACCTCCTTGATGGCCCAGCGCAACTTGTCCTTTGTCGTCGTGCCGGGCATGATGGCCGCAGCATAGCCCCATTGGTCTGTTACCCAGCCCATGGCGTCGAATTTCGTTGTCGGCACTGTCACGGTCGGCAGGCGCGTTCCGTCAATGCTCCATCCATCCAGCACAAATTCCATGCTTTCCGTTACGCCGTCATTGTGCCGCAGCTCCAAGCGCGGAATCGCCACAAAGTTGCATAGCGGCTTGCTGCCGTCCGATGTCACCACGCTGATGCACCCATTGTCTGCGCAGTAGCCCGGCACTTTCTGATACATCAGCGCCGCACGCTGAGCCGGTGTCAGCCAGAACTTGACCGCCTGCGGGTCGAATGTTTTGGTAATGTTCAGCTGCCGTGCCAGTGCCTCGGACGCTGCACGGTCGCCCATCAGCGCCGCCATGTCGGAAATGTCGCCCTTATCAGGCATGTTGGGGCAGGCTGCTTTCATGTCCACCAGCCGAACGCGCTCCGCCTTGCCTGTAAGCCGCGTGGCAACCATCCATGCGTGTTCCTGTCCGGCAAATCCGTTCTTCTGGGTGTCGCAGTCTTCCAGAATCACCACGTCAGCGCCTGTCAGCAGCGCTGTGAAGCCGTCAGACCATTTTCCAGCACCGCCGGGATTGCATGTTGCTGTGTGCCCAAGCCGCTCCATAGTGGCAACGTCTTTTTCGCCCTCCACCAGATAGACGGCACGCCCGGACTTGACCGCCGCCATGACCGCTGGCAGCCGGTAAAGCGTCGATGTCCGCAGTGCCTCTGGCACCGACCACACGAAGCCGTCCTTCCGCGCTTTCGGATCGCCCGGCGCATGAATGCGCTGCCGAAAGGTCTTCTGCCGTTTGCCGTCTTCGTCAGTGCGTTCAAAGCGGCAGACCTGAAACAGCTCGTGTCCGTCCGCATCCGTGTAGCTGTACACATCCGTCAGCGTTCCAAGGTTTTCTGACTTTTTGCGCATCTGTGGCTTTTCCGTGCTGGCGGGTGCTGCTGTGTAAACATCATGCCCCGGCACGCAGCTTGTGTCCGGCTTGCTTTTCGCGCGCGGCGCGGTGCGTCCCAGACGGTCGGGTTCGCAAGGTGTCACGTTCAGGTCGCTGACCTTGATACCCAACGCTTGACAGATACTCTGCGCAGTGCACTTGTTAGCACCCAATTCGTTGGCATGGCAGCACAGGAAAATTCGTCTGTTCCCATACTTATCGCTGACTTTTTCCGTTACGGTCAGGCTGGCGGTTTTATCTTCGTGGGAAGGGCAGCGGCAGGTATATTCACCTTTGGCGTTTGGGCCATGTTCTACCTTTAGCAGCCGAAGGAACTCTTGCAGCTCCATGGTGATGCCCCTTCCTTGTTACTTCTTTTCGTTTTTGATGCAGGTCATGCGCCCACGAATCGCTTCCAGTGCGTCATCCTGCTGAAACTTGTAGCGGTTGCCGTCGCGGATGAAGGGCAGCCAGCCTTCGGTGATGCCTCGCCGGATGGCGGATTCCGAAAGCCCGGTCAGCTCCGCCAATTCGCGCACACCAATCAGGTTCTCAACGCTCACAACCTCGCGTGGCAGCGTGTCCAAGTCCACCAGCCGCCGGTTTCCCAGCGGATAGCTGGAAATCAGCCCTAAGCGCACAGCCTTGCGCAGCTTCTCCTGCTTGATGCCGGTTTTGCGGCTGGCTTCTGCGATGGTCACGAAGTTCATTGCCCGTTCCTCCTGTTCATTGCTTTGTCAATGGCTTCGATGGTGTCTTCCATCACTTGCCGAAGCGTTACCGCCCGCGCCCGAATAGCCCGTGCAGCTTCGCACTCATGCGGATTGATGCGCCCGTCGCTCGCAATGGCGGCAAATTGCAGTGTCACCGTCTGAACGTCTGCAAGCTGCACCGCCCAGTTCAGCGCTGCCAGCGCAAGCTCGCCATAGCCGCTGCCACCATAGTCGGCCAGCAGCGGGCAGACGGCACGAATGTGCTGTGCTTTCAGGTCGGTGTCTTCGTACAGCTCGCACATTTTCTGCACCACGTCGCAGGGTGCGGCGCTGATGCCGCGTTCAATGTCGCGCAGCGTGTCGGTGCTGATGTACAGTGCTGCCGCCGTCCGCTCTCTGCTGGAAAAGATGGGGGCACGTTCTGCCGCTCGCATCCGCGCCGCCCAGTAAATGTTTTCATGCTCCTTCATGCGCAGCCTCCACCACTCGCACACAGAACCCCTTCTCATTGAGCGCATTTTTGCGCATCAGTGCTTGGCGCAGCGTCGGAAATTGCAGCGCATCCCGCTCCGAAGCGCACCATGAAGCAACGCGGCATTCTTCGCCGCCGGTCGTCTTGGCGCGGATGAAGCCCTCATGGTATAGACCTGGAATGCTGACGCTCTGGATGACATAGCGTTTATTTTCCATATGCGTGCCTCATTTCGTTGATTTTTCCCCGGATTTGCGCGCTTTTCCATGGTTCCTTGCACTTGCCGCACGGCTGGTTGTCGTGTACAGTTGTGTGGAATGATTGTCATTATACAGTTTTTTTTTTTTTTCAAGTAGGATATTGCAAGTTTGCGCCACAATAACGCAAAAACGCAAAAAATAATGACTTTCATGCTAAAATGTCAGACATGTTGAAAGGATGGTGTATCATGTCTTACACGAATAGACTATTGCAACTCCGTGAAGAAGCCGACCAGAAACAGACCGTAGTGGCTGCCGCGCTGGGCATTTCTCGCACAACGCTCTCAAATTACGAAGCAGGAATGATGCCGTCGCTGGAAAACGCCATCAAGATTGCCCAGTATTATGATGTATCGCTGGACTACATTGCTGGCTTGACGGCTGAACGCAATCGTGATTCCGGCGGTCTGGGCGCGTCGTTCCGCACACTGGCCAGCCTTGCCGGTGACGATGCCCTCACGGCATCTGACGTGCTGGACGTGGTGAACGCTGCGATTCTTTACGAATGCAGCCATGCGCCCTGCGGTCAGCAGTCCGTCCGCGCCTGCCGCACGTTCCTCGCGCGCCTTGCAGACAGCTACCGCGCCGCCGCAGCAGATAATCTGCCGCAGCTCATGGAAGCCGCCAATGCTGCCACAACGGCAGCGCTTGAAGTCACGAAAATGCCTGCGAACTATGCGGCGAAAAAGAAAGGGGAATAAGCCATGAAACGTGTTGCTGCCGTACTGCTTTCGATTGCGTTGCTCTGCCCCGTAATATCGCGGGCGGAATACGACCTTTCCGCCATGTCCGATGCTGATTTGCTCCAGCTTCGCACTGAAATCAATCTGGAATTGCTCTCGCGCCAGCCGCAGCCTGCGAACGCGCTCGGCAGCGGCGTGGTCAATGACTGCACCGTCACGCTGCGCGCTATAAAGCTGGGAAAAGACAGGGATGGCAACGATGGTGCCGCGCTGTTCTTCACGCTCGCCAACGGCAGCACAAGCACGACCGACTTTCAGCATGTCGTCCATGTGCAGGTTTTTCAGGATGGTGTAGAATGCGATTCTTCGCTGGTGAAGGGGAACGATTCGGCTGACGCTTTCACAACCGATTCCACGACATGGACTGTCAAAGTGCAGCCTGGCGCCGCAACGGATGTCCCGACATGGGGCTGTACGCTTTATCATCTGGGCGGCATCATCGAAGTGCAGCTTTGCGATGCGATGGACTATCGCCACCCGGTCATGGCTTCATTCTTCGTGGACTTGGATGCGCTGAATTAAAAATCCACTCAAAGGCAGGAAAAACGCAGCCGCATGTCGAACACTGCCGGACACAACGCCGCGGCGCTGTATACTGTCCCAATTCTATTCCTTACGCTTTCCTGTCAGGCTGCTTACACGAAAAAACGCCCCGCCTTACGGACAGGACGTGATGCCGCTATCCCTTGCGCCGCAACGTGTCGGCGCTCTTTTTTTGCGCGCCTTACGGCTTTACGGGAAATCTGCGGGTATACTACGAACATGAATGGAGGTTTCATCATGGGAACGATTGAAAAGCGCGGCCCCTTTTCTTTCCGCATCGGCGTTCAGGTGCGTCTGCCGGACGGCTCATGGGAATGGATACGCGATACCATCCACGTCAGCCCTGACTTGTCTGCGCGTGCGGCGCGCAAGCAGGCAGAAATGGCGCTCGCCCGTCTGGAGGCGGATGTCTACGAAGGCAAACGAAAGCCAGACGCGAAAGCTACCACCCTGCGCGCTTTTTCTGCCATCTGGATAGAAAACCATGTCCGCCCGAATTGCAGCCCTGTCACGCTGAAAAACTATCAGCATTTCCTTGCTTCGCGTATTCTCCCCGCGCTGGGCGATGTGCCGCTGCGCAAGCTGACGCCGCTGATGATTACCGAATGGCTCACCCAGCTGCGAAGCGATGCGCGCCGCACCACGCTGCTGCCGGATGACCAGCTGGCGCGTCCGCGTCGCGCAGATGAAACGGCGAACCTGATTTCGGACGAAAAGCGCGCAAGGCCGCTTTCAGGCAGAACGGTGCAGCACTACTATGACACCCTCAGCACTATGCTGGATTATGCGGTGCAGTGGGACTTCCTCGCAAAGAACCCCATGGAGAAAGTCACACGCCCGCGTGCCAAGAAAGCCCGTGTGCATTATCTCACTGAAGAACAGGCGGTGCAGCTCCTCCGCTGTCTGCACGATGAACCGAATATGTGCTACCGCTCTGCCATTCTGCTTGCGCTGCTCTGCGGCCTTCGTCTCGGCGAAGTCTGCGAATTGAAGCTCTCGGACGTTGACTGGGAAAATGGCACCATTGATATTTCCCGCGCCTTGAAGTACACCCCGGAAATGGGCAACTTTGTCGATGACCCGAAAACAGATGCTTCCTCCCGGCTGATTGCGCTACCACCCGGTATGATGACCGTGCTGCATGAGACGCGTGCATACCAAGCCGAAGCGCGCGCTATGGCTCCGTCCGTGTGGCGTGGCGAAGGCTGGATTGTCCACCGCTGGGATGGCGGGCAGGTCAACCATGACACGCCATCAAAGTGGTTCCGCAAGTTTGCGGACAAACACGGTTTTGAAGGTGTCCGCTTCCACGATCTCCGCCACACGCACGCCACCATTCTGCTGGCCAACTCCATTGATGCCGTTGCCGTCGCATCCCGCATGGGACACGCTGACGCCAGCACCACGCTGCGCGTCTACGCCCACGCGCTTCGCCGCCGCGACGTGGATGCCGCCAATGTCACCCAGCAGCTGCTGAACCTTGCCACAGCAGGGGATGACGATACGCCCGCGCCTGACGCTTAACCCATTTCCCCCAAGTTTCCCCCATGGGTTGAATAAACTGTGGATAACTCCGCCCAAAACAAAAAAATCGGTGCAATCTGGTTGAAGATTGCACCAAATCATGTCGAAGTGGCGGGATTCGAACCCGCGGCCTTTTGGTCCCGAAGCGCCTCAGCGTCTCTGACGCGCAGTTGGTGCATTCATGAGTGCCTGTGCGCTCACCACCGCTAACGTGCCTGTATTTTATCATGCGTTGTTCTTTGCTGTCAACATTTATTTTTTTATTGCTTGCATTCTTTCGCAGTGCGGCGCTTGCGTTTACTATCGCACGTTCTACCCCACACGCTCCGCATTCTTCCGTGATGTATTTCAGCGTCCTGCGCTATCTGTCACAACCGTCACAACTGTGATGCGATTTTTTCTTCTATAATATGCGCCCTTCTTATGAAACTGGCACATTATAATTATTTTCTGTCACATTCAAAGAAAACTGTCACACAGAATAAGCCCACCCCCTAATTTTTCAAGGCCCACGCTGTAAACGCTTGAGCCTCTCCCGGTGTAGCGTTCCCCTTTGAATGCTTTTCTTATCGGGGGGGGGATGGGCTGAATTTCTCGCAGTCGAGTGAAATCAAAACCGTTTTGGTGCGTATAGCCGCGCCTGAAACGCTCAAAAATTGTGTGCTTTCTCAAAAACCGCGTCGCCCGCACCCATATTTGTCGTGCTCTTTTCTCCGAAAACTGGAAAGCCAACGAAAAAAAAGCGGCAGCTACCGCCCAATCAGGGAAGCTGCTGCCGCCTTGCTGTATGAAGTTACTGAACCCCGTCGTCATCCGTCCATGGCTGCGTGTAGGTCAGTGCCCGCTTGCTGTCGCCGGTGCCGGTGGTCGTCGGGTCGGCGACGATGCCCAGAATCGCCAGCACCGTGAAAATGGCGTTGACCACCTGAAGCAGCTTGTCGCCGATTTCCCCCAGGTCAATGCTTACGCCAATCAGCGCGGCCACCGCCTGAACCAGCAGCAGCACCGCCGGAATGAGCGCCACCCAGAACGCCTTGTTCTTAACGCGCACAAGCCAGTTGATTTTCATGTCGTTCACCTCCTTCGCCTTTGCGTCGCTCTCGTCAGTCCGCCGTGCTGTCAGGCGGATGATATGGCGCAGCCATCTGATCCAGCCGGTGGTGCGCGCTCTTGACGCTGCTCTCCACTCTGGCCAGCCGCTCCGCATAGCCGTCCAGCCGCTCACGCATGGCGCGCTGCTCTACGCGGATGTCATCCACGCCGCCCGCAATGCTGTCCAGCTTTGCGTGTACCTGCGCTTGGCTTGCAGCCTCGCCGCGTGTGTCACGTCGTGCGCCAACCAGCAGCGCAATGAACGCCACCAGTAGGCTGCCCAACGCAATGATAGCCCCTGTTTCCATGTGTCCAGCTCCTTCCTTTGGCTTTATTTACCTTCTTGCTTTTGCAAGCTGGTATCAAGAAAAGAAACTGCCCTGTATCCCCCGTCGGGCAGCTCAATCCGCTGCTGGATACTTGACAGCCGCTTCTGTATGATGGCAATGTTGTGGGCTTCCTGCTCGATGCCCAGCGCCTGGTATCCCTCTTGCAGCGCTGCCAGCAGCGTGCTCCCGCTTCCGGCAAACGGATCGCAGATGCACCCGCCCGGCTTGCACAGCCGCACCACCTGCCGCATCAGCTCAATGGGCTTTTGCGTCTAATGCCAGCGCTCGTGCGTCGGTACATTCGCCACTTGGAAAAGCCCCGGCAATACGCTCACGCCGCGCTCGACTGGCAGCGGTCCATTGCTGCCCCATACGATGTATTCACATTGCTGTCGAAAGCGCCCCAGCTGCGGCCTGCTGTTCATCTTGTCCCAGACAGCCACGCCGCGCCATGCCCAGCCCGCCCATTGAATCGCGTCCGTCAGCGCTGGCAGTTGCCGCCAGTCCACGAACAGCGCGCACACTGCGCCGGGCTTGCAGGCTTTGCGCGCCGCCGCCATGATTTCATGAAGAAAAGATGTCCATGCCCGCTGCGCCAGCGCGTCGCCGCTGAAATCAGGATAGGGATTCCCTTGCTCGCCGAAGCTGGTATATTTGTCCCGCGTGCTCCGTGCTTTCTCGCCCATGGACATGCCGCCGCTGGCATAGGGTGGGTCGCTGATGACGGCGGACAGTTCAGCGCCTTCCAGCTTCCGCAGCTCTATCAGAGCGTCCCCTTGAATGGCTGCCCATCCGTCCGTCAGCATGTTCGCCAGCTCGCCGCCGTTCATCCCCGTCCTCCCTCCGCACTGGCCGCACCCGGATAGCATTCCAGCAGATACGCCGCCGTTGCAGCGTCCAGCCCGCGGATCGTCACCGTGTAGGTGTCGCTGTCCGTGCTTTCCTGCGTACCTTCCAGCGCTGCCCACGTCTGTGCACCGACGATGCCGTCCACGCTCAGCCCGTTGATTTTCTGGAAGTCGCGCACCGCCGCTTCGGTTGCCTTGCCGAAAATGCCGTCCGCATCCAGCCCATAGGCCAACGCGTTCAGCATCTCCTGCAAGGTGCGCACCTCTGCACCTTTGCTGCCCCTCCGCAGCGTGATCCGCTTCGTCCCGGTCTCCTGCGTCTGCTGCTCACCCGCTGCCGCTTCGGCGGACGTGTCGCCGGTGCCGTAGTCGATTTCCTTGAAGTAGCCCGCGTGCGTCCAGCCGTTGGCCAGCGTAGACCCTGCCACCCTGCCCATGGAAGCGGAAGAATGCACGACGTTGCAGGCGCGTTCCCGCCCCTTCTTGTCCACATCCGTCAGGGCGTTTTCACCCGCATAAAGCCCAACGTGGCTGAAATTGCCTCGACCGTCCGCGTGATACTTCGCCGGATAGCTGCCCCCGTCTTCGTGAATGAACAGCGCCATGCCCACCTGAAGCCCCGCCTTCTTCGCCTCGCTGAGCGGCATCAGCCCCGTCACGGCCCGCGCCATGGCGTTGCTTCCCGCGTAGTCCATCTTTCCGCCGCAGGCACGCACAGCCGCCTCAATCATGGCTTGACAGTCCATTTCCTGATAGCTGCGCTTCTCCTGCGCATACTGGAGCGCCTGTGCTGCCACCTGCGCCCCTGTCGGCTTTGCCATCGTCATGTGCTCCTTTCAATGTCCGCCAGCAGCTCGCGCCGCTGCCGTTCCAGTTCGCCGCTGTCCGTCTCGATGCCGTGCATGGCCAGCAGCTCCGCTTGCTTGCGGATGACCTCCTGCGCCCCGTCCAGCATCCGGCACAGCCGCTCGATGATCTGCAAGTGGCTCATGTCCTGCCGCCTCCCGCCATCGCGCAGCCAAAGAAATAGCCCAGCAGAAACGTGCTGGGCAGTATCCAAATCAGGTGCAGCGGATTCATGCCTGCGCCCCCTGTTCATCGTTTTCATCCTTCGGCATCTCCGGCCAGACGATGCTTGCCGGGAAACCCTCCTGCTGCGGCACGTCCAGCAGCGCCTGCCGATACTTCGCCCAGTCGCCGCGCAGATACTGCCCCAGCTGCTTGAAAAAGCCCAGCCACGCGGAAAAGGTTGCGCCCTCCGGCACATCCAGTCCGGCGCGGAAAATGCTGCCGTGCGCGTCCACTTCTTCCAGCAGCTTGTTGCGGATGTCTCTGGCAATGCCCTGCGCCCCGTCCATGTCGCCCAGCTCAACCGCAGATGCAAGCGCCGTGCGCATGTTTTCCAGCTGTTGCGCAGCCTGAATCTCTGCCGCCTTTTCCCGGCGTGCTTCCTTGATTTTGTCGTTCGGGTTAATGATTGTGTTCACGGTGGTTCCTCCTTCATGATGTCGGTATAGGTTCGATCCATCTGCTTCAGCAGGTTGCGCGTGTTCCCGCGCTGCGCGTTGGCCTTCCAGCAGCGGTAGTGGTCGCGCACCTGCGCCATGGTCATGCGCCCGTCTTCGACGCGCTTGCGCATCTTCCGCAGCTTTCGCCGCTCCTGCCCGACCTTCTTGCCGTTCAGCTTTCGCACAACCTTCCCGCGGTCGGTCAGGACAAAACGCCATTGCAGCCACATCACGCCCTGCCGAAGCGGGTAAATGCGCGTCTTGCTGTTCAGCTCCAGCCCCAGCGCTGCCATCTGCGTGCGGATGTCAGCCAGCACCTGCTCTAACTTCTCTCGGTCGCTATGAATCAGCGCAAGGTCGTCCATGTAGCGCAGATAATGCCGGATACGGTGCGTTTCCTTGATGCGGTGGTCAAGCGTATCCAGCACGGCCAGTTGGTTGAGTTGACTCACCTGACTGCCCAGCCCGATGCCGCGCTCGCCGCCAAAGCTGTCGATGATCCGGGCGTTATGCCGGACGGTCTCGCTGTCGTATACGCGCTTCGCCACAGCCGCCTTGGCAACTGCGTGGGGCGTGCTGTCGAAGAAATGCCGCACGTCGCACGCCAGCACCCAACCGCCAGCGCAGAACCTTCCCAGCCGATGCCCGGTGGCGGCTTCTGCCGCTTGTTTTTGCTCCCGGTAGTATTGTTGCAGGTGCGCCGTCATGCGGTCAAGGGCGAAGTCTACGCCTTTACCGCGCTGACATGCACCATTGTCGTAGATGAAGCTCCGCGTAATGCTGGGATAAAGCACCGCGTCGCAAAGCGCCCGCTGGAATTGCCGGTCGCGCAGCCGCGTGGCTACAATGTCCCGCACCTTGGGTTCGCGGATGGTGAAACGCTGGTAGCTGCTCAGCTTGTAGCTGCCGTACAGCAGCTCCTGCCGCAGCCGGTAGGTGTTGGCAAGCGCATAGTGCTCATATCCTGCCGTGCTGGGCTTCCAGCGCACGCCACGGCAGCACTTCTTCAGCGCCTTGTAAAGCGCGCCGAACTGTATGGCTTCATTGAATTGTTTTCCCATGTTCTTTGCCGCACTGTCGCGCATAGGCGGGCCAGCTGCATCATGTTCGCCCCTTGCGGATGCAGCGCCGCCGTCGTCCAGTCTTGCGGCCCTGTATTCCCCGGATGTTCCGGGCGGGTCGCCCGCTCCTTGTGTGTGCATTGTTCTGATTTCGGCGCAAGTTCGCGCTTACTATAAACGCACTCGCTCCCGATCGGCTTGGTGAAGCCGCGGAAACGGCACACAATCCGCCAGCACGCCATTGCTGTTGTTCGCATTGTTGTTGCTGAGGCTGCCGTCCGTGTTCACGTTGCGCACGTTGTTGCCGTTCCCAGCGTTCGGGGTGCGCAAGGTAGTGCGGAACGAAAGGCTGAATCAGCGTGTGGCCCGTGGCTTTGCGCCGTCCTTTTCCCGCGCCGGTGGCTTCGCGTTCGGAAGAAGCTGACCATATCGCCGATAGTCCGCATCCCGCCAGCCTTTCAGCAGCGCCATCTCTTCCACCATCAGCCCCGTCCAGTATTCCGCACGGTCGCCGCTCAGGTGCAGCACCGTATAGGCAAGGTCGGCGTAGCCCATCAGCGCGTCCAGACTGCTGAGCGCCGCCACCTGTTCGCTGCGCCGCTGGGTGTAGTCCTCCGCCGTTGTAACGCGCACGGCGTTCGCCCGACGTACATGCGCCAGAACGTGCGCCGCTTCGTGCAGAATGTCCGCTGTCAGCATCCAGCGGTCGCGCCGCGGAAATTGCTTCTCGTTCTTGCAAATGGTGAAAATGTACTCTGCCAGCTGCCGCGCCTTCGTCAGCACGTCCAGCTCATTGGCTTCCCGGAAGGGTGCAATCACTGCCATGGGGTTCGTTCCTCCATACCTGCGCGCCTACCGGCGCGGGATGATTTTGATTTAATAGATGGTAAAAGCCGCCAGCACGCCATTGCTGCTGTTCGCACTGCTGGTGCTGAGGCTGCCGTCCGCGCCCACGACGCGCACGCTGCTGCCGTTCCCAGCGTGCGGGGTGCGCAGCCAGTACCAGCGCGGTGCGCCGTTCAGCAGGTAGATGCGGTCGGCGTTGGTCGCTCCGGCGAAGAAGGGATAGGTCTGCCCCTCGGTAATGTTGTTTTCATGCCCATAACCCATCTCGTCCCGGCTCAGCAGCCACACCCGGTCGCGCACCACCTCGCTGCCGCCGCCATCCGTCACAGTGTTCAGCGCTACGGTCTTGTCCACCTCGCCAATGGCGGCGACCAGTCCTTCGTCCTGCTTTTTCAAAAAGCCGTCACGCGCTGCGTAGCTTGGTGCGCGGTCGAACTCGCTCTGCGGCTGCCACCACGCCCCGCCAGCCTTGTCGCTGTTCAGCCACTGCCGGATTGCGCTTTCCTTGTAGCGGTTGCTGCCGTAGCGCAAGCGGTGCGCGTGGTTCATGTGCTCCGTGTGCCCATCCGCCGTGCCCAGGTCGGTGCCGTCGCTTCCCGCGCTGACGCTCACCGTCTCGATGACGGCAGCTGCCTCGCGGCTGGCGTAGGTGCTGATTTTCGTCGCCAGCGCCTGCTGCTGGTAGCCCCACGGAAACATGATAACGCCGCCCGCAGGCACCGCCTGCGCCAGCGTGAATTGCAGCGTAGCCCCGCCGCCGTACTCCACGTCATAGCCCGCCAGCAGCGTGAAATGATAGGTTCCAGCCGCCAGCCCGTCCGCGGCATAGTACAGCGCTTCCGTCGCGTCAAACTGGCTGGCATCCAGCAACGTGTGCAGCGCGAAGGTCGTGGAGTGCTGGAATCTCCCGTGCGGATCAAGGTCGATGTCATGCCCCAGAACGTCCAGCAGCATCGTTTTTTCGCCGTAGCTCACCGCCAGCTGGCTGCCCACCGGGAAGTCGCTGCTGCCCATGCCGTGCCGGACGATCTCCTGCACGTCCGGCCACGCTACCACACTGCCCGTCTGCATCAGGTGCTTTGCAATCAGTTCCAGCGCCTGTGCCTGCCGTTCCGCGTTCTCGTTGCTTGCAATGTTCAATCCCATGCTTGTCCCTCCTTAGTTGGTCGTTTCTGCGGTGCTTTGCGCTGCCGCATGGTCGATGGTCACGGTGCCGTCCGTTTCTTCTGTCAAGCTCCACCCGCGCAGCCCGCTCACGCTTGCGGCGGCCTCTTGCGTGGAAGAACTCGCTGCCGCGGCCTGCTGCTGCGCCTCCTGCGCGGCTTGCTGGGCGTTTGCGGCGGCTTCCTGCGCCGCGCCGACGCTGCCCAGAATCTGCTGCACCCATGCAGGCGGCTCCGTGGGCGTGCTGCCGCTGCTTTCAATGGCAGCCTCGATGCGCGTGCGGAATACCGGGCTTTTGCGAATCAGCGCGCCCTTGACGGCTTGTACCTCCGCCCTGCCGTATCCGCCCTTGGCGGTGTCCGCCGCCGTGGGCTTCCATGTCAGGGTGTTCCCGCTCTGGGTGATCTCCGGCAGATAGCTTTCGGTTTCGCCGGGGCGCACCGCCGCAATCAGGAACGTGGCTCCTTCCATGTTGTCCTCTGTCCACGCGCTTACGTCGATTTGCACCTCTTGCGTCAGGTTTTCTCCCTGCCGCCCCAGCTTCACCACGTCCAGCCCCTCGACGTGATAAATTTCCCCCTTGTCCTCATCGGTAGGCTTGGGTGCTTCTTCATCGGTGGTCACGTTCATTGCTACAGGCTCTGTCTCTGCTGCCTGCGTCATCGCTACGGCTGGCGTGTCCTCCAGCGCAGCTTCGATGCGTGTGCGGAATACTGGGCTTTTGTAGCAGCTGTCGCCCAGCGTGGCGCGCACTTCGCCGCGTCCATAGCCGTCCTTTGCCGTGTCGTCCCGCGTCGGCATCCAGCACAGCGCGCTGCCGTCCAGCGTTACGCCCTCCGGCAGATAGCTTTCGGTCTCGCCGGGGCGTACTGCTACAATTTCAAGGTGTGCGCCCGGCAGCGTTGCCAGCCAGCTGCTCACGCCGATTTCGATGCGCCGCGCCTTGCCTTCACCTTGTCGCCCCAGCTCCACCATGCTCAGCGCTTCCACCGCATAACGGTGGCAGGGAAGCGAAGCCTTGCTTTCGCTTTCCGTGGCTTCCTGCTGCCCGTCCTGCGCGCTTTCCGGCAGGTCTTCCAGCATGTTCATTGCTTCGGTGATTTCGCTCATTGCTTTCCCTCCAATCTGGTCGTTTTGTTCTCGTGCCTCACAAGGGAGGCACCCGTGCACGCTCCTGCATCAGTAATCACCCCCGCCCGTGGATTGAATGAACGTTTGCGCGAAAAGATTCGCCTCGATGCGCGTCAATTTGTCCGGCACCAGCTCCACCGTGTGCCATGCGCTGCGTGTGATTTTCCCGTCCTCATCCTTTTCCAGATAGGCGGAAATGTCCAGCTCCCGCTTGCTGATGGCTTCGCTCGGCACCTCTGCCCCGTCCACCAGCAGTCGCACGCTTCGCGCTGTCGTCCCCTCGAAAATGCCGTAGGTGATGTCGTGGGTGTGATCTGGCAGCGTCAGCTCATGCGTGTGCGCCGGGATGCTCACGCGGTGATTGTGCCCCGGTATCTTGACGTTGTGCGTGTGCGCCGGGATGTCCACCGTAAACCCCGGCACGTTGATGGAAAACTCCACCTTGTGTGCGTGCTGGAATTTGTGCGTATGCGCTGGGATCGCGTGGTTATGGCTGCCACTTTCACCGCTGTTCTGGTTGCTTGTTCCGCCTGTCATCAGCGCCACGCTGCTGCTGTCTCCGTCGCCCGCTTCATTCGCCGTCAGTGTTCGTCCCCCCGTCGTCCCGCTGATGCTGATGCTTTTGGGCTTGTAGCCGACTACGCCGCCCGTGTTTCCCTTGTCGCCGATGCTGCCATAGCTGTGCTGGTGTCCCCATGCCAGGCTCTGACTGCCGGAAAAATCATGCGAATGGCTGTTGATGGTGTGCGCGTGCTTGAAGCATGTATGCTTATGCGCCGCGATGTCGTGCGTGTGCCCTATTGTGTGTTTGTGTTTTCCCGCATCATCTGTTGTCAACCCCGCTGTGTTTGCCGCTGTAGAATAGCCCGTGCCATCAATGTTTGCGAAATTCCCGATAGCTGTTGCTGTGCCGCCGCCGTTAGAGGATAGCACGCGCACCGGTTGAGAAACTGTCGTTTCGCCGCCGGATTCGCTGGTGCAGGCTACGTCCTCGCTGTTGCTGGATGTCGCCGTGCTGCCGCCGCCGCTGGAGCTGGTCTGCGTGGTACTGCCACCCGCCGCCGCGCCGGTCTCATAGGCTCGAAAGGCGCTCAGCTCCCAGCTCAGCTGCATCCGATTGATGCGCACCAATCCGCTGGGGATATAAAACCGCATTTTCGCCGGATGCTCCGGGTCGGCGTTGTCCGCAAAGGGGATGGCGAAGATTTGCGTCGCCCCTTGGCTGTAAAGCTCGCCGATGCCTACCCGGTCGGCCAGCGTGTTGATGCTGTCTGCCACGTCCCGCACCGCGTTGGCTATGGTGATTTTCACGCTGCCCGGATCACCCCGCAGATTCTTCTTGCTGATGGACACAATACGCGCCGCAAAGCTGATGCCGTGCTCGCCGTCCATCACCCGCACGCGCTTCCCCGGCATGTAGTTGTCCCAGCTCTGTCCCGTCATGCGGTGCAGGTCAATCGCCTTCGCGGTATAGGTGATGTAGGGGTTTTTGTACCCTTCCAGCACGGCCGCCGCCCGCGCTTTCAGCACCGCCGCGTCCTCGATGCGCGTGTCCGCGTATACGCTGCATTTGATGCCCCATGTGCTTGCCGTGTCCGCGTCCAGATAGGGCACGCCCCCGTTGACGCTGCGGATGTTCAGCTGGTTCACGCCCTCGCCGTATCCCAACGGATACAGCCGCGTCACCAGTGCGCTGGCATCCATGGTCTTTTCAATGCCCACCAGATTCCGGGCGTAGTGGATGCCGCAGCCGTCGCTTGCGTCCGCCTTCCGTAGACTTACCACCCACGGCGTGGCGCTGGTGTCAAAATCCCATGTGTATTCCTCCGTCAGCACCTCGCCCAAACTCAGCAGCGCGCTGAGCAGCGACACGTTCTCGAATTTGTATTGATATTCGTCGCTGAACGCCACCGTGCCCAGCGCCCAGCGCTTCACCGCCTGCTGGTCAAGGATGTATTGCATCACCTGCCTGGTAGTGATGCCCTCGCCGCCGATTTCATGGTAGCCAAAAAGCACGTCGTCCAGCAGCGTCGCCATCACATGCTCCACGCTGTACTCTCGCATTCCGCCCGCTGCCGTTTCCTCCGCGCTGGGCATTCCGATGATACGGTAAATGCCCGTATCCCGGCTCCCGTCCGGCAGCCTGACCAGATTGTGCGCCTGACAGTAGACGTTTTTCGGGTCGCCCGTCGGCAGGGAAAAGCTGCCCGTCCACAAATCGTTGTGCTTCAGCTCATAGCTCACCGCATCCGCGTTGTCCAGCACCGCCAGCAGCTTCCCGCCTTGGTCGTAGACAGTCACTTCGTCCATAGCTTACCACCTTCCGCGCACGCTGGCGGTGATTTTCGCTCCTGCGCTGCCGCTGCCGTAGGTCAGCGCGATCTGGATGCGCTGCAAGCCAGCATTCAGCAGGATTGGCGTGAAGCTCTCCGCATACGGCAGATAACTTGTCCCCGCGCCGTCCTGCGCGTCGATGGGCGCTTCCATGCTGATGGTCAGCTGCTTTCCCGCCGCCAGATTCATCCCGTCCAGCTTCACCTTTCCACCCATGACGTTGATGCCGGTAATCGGTGCGCTGCCCGTGTTTTGGATGGTCAGCACCAGCGGCGCAGGGTGAAACGTGTCCACCTGCACCGTCACGTCGCCCGTCGTCCCGTCTGTGATGGTCGTGCCGGTCTGCGCCGCCACCGCATAGGCGAAGGGCTGCGCGGTGAAGGTCACGCTTAGCTCGCCCCCAAACCAGTTTTTCAGGCTCCACATCGTGCTTTTGTCCACCTGCGCCAAATAGTAGCGCCCTGGCTCATAGTCCATGATGAGCCGCTGCCGTCCGCAGTCCAGCCACGCCATCAGCGCCCGCAGCTTCTCCTGCGCCTCGGTCTGCGTCGCTGGCTCCTGCGCCATCACCAGCGTCCCGGAAAAGGTCAGCCCCTTCCGCGTCGCGCCGTCCATCAGGATGCTGCCCGATACGCCCGCGATTTCGTACTCGTTCCGCTGGACCTCCGGGCTGATCTGGTGCCCGTCCTTCTCAATCCACCAGCACCCCATGTCCCGGCGGCAATGCCGCCCGTTAAAGGTAAATCCGCTTTCGTTCAGCTTCATGCCGCGCCCTCCTTACGCCAGCACCATCCGGCTGGTGCGCCCCTTTGCGCTGCGCCCCGCCCGGTTGTAGGTCGCCCGGCTCACGTCCGGCTCAAGTTCGTCGCTCATCTTGCGCCCGTTGACATAGAGCGCCGCTTCGCCAACGCCTGCGCGCTGCATCGCCAGCACCGTCGCCTCTGCCAGCGCGTCGTAGTCTATCACCGGCCCGGTGACGCTCACCGGCTGCGCCGGTACGCCCTGCGCGCTCTCGCCAATGGCTGCCGCGCTCAGCTGCTGCACCGCCCGGCTCACGCGCTCCATGCCGTCCGTAATGCCGCCCGCGAAGCCCTCCGAATAGAATTGTCCCACCTGTGCCATCACGCGGCTGGGGCTGCGAATATCCAGCGTGTCACACGCTGTGCGATAGGCGGTCTGTGCCGCCGATTTTGCTGCCGCTCGAATGCGGCTGCTGCCGCGCTCGATGCCTCGCGCTACGCCTTCGGCAATGTTCCGTCCCACGCTCTCAAAGGAGCCGCTCATGCCATTGATGACAGCCGCAACCGCCCGCGCCAGCGTGCTGGCGGCGTTGCTGGCGCTGCCTCGTCCGCTCTGGATGCCCTGCGCTATGCCGCTGGCATACTCCGCGCCGGTCGTCCTGCCTGCGCCCGCGCTCAGCACGCTTTCCGCAGCCTTTGCGCCCGCCCGTGCGAATACCTGCGCACCGCTGACAAGCTGCCCCTGCTTTGCGCTTACCCCTGCGCCAATGGCTGCCGCCCAATCGCCGCCCGTGCTTGTTCCCGCATCCACGGACAGAATTACCGTGACGGCATCGCATAACCCCTGCGCTGCGTTGCCGCTCATCGTGGCGGCCTCTGCCGCCAGCATGGTGAACCCATGCACGATGCCGCCCATCGCGTCCAGTCCAATGCCCTGAAACGCCTGAAAACTCAGCTTGGTCTTGATTGCGTCCAGGAACGCTTGCGCTGCTTCGTCCGCTGTCTTAACAAGGTCGGCCTTTGTGCCGGTCACGCCCGCGTTGAAGTCCGTGACGATCTGCTTGCCTGCGGCCTCCGCCGCGCTTTCCGCGTCGCCGGTGTTCCAGCTGGCAATCCAGCCTTTCAGCGCTGTAACGCCCTGCTGGCCTGCGCCCACGACCGATTCACCCAGCCCCAGCGCCACGTCGCCAATGCCCGATACAATGCCCCACGCACGGCTCAACCCGTCCGCAACCGTATTGCCCAGTTCCGCCCAGTTAATGCTCTGGATAGCTGCTTCGGTGGCGGTAAAGATGCCGCTGAGCGCGTCCTGCTGGATGCCTGTGACCCCATCCACCAGAATGCCGACGCTCTCGCCCAACTTGGTCCAGTCGATGCTGGTAATGGCGGAATCCGCCGCCGTAAATACGCCGCTGAGCGCATCCAGCGGAATCGCCGTCGCTTGCCCTGCCAGCGTGCCCAGCTTCGTGCCGGTATCTTCCCACGGGAACGCCTTGATGGCAGCGCTGCCCGTGTCAAACACGCCGCTGAGACCGTCCAGCGCAAACCCGGCAATCTTGCCCGCCAGCGTGCCCAGCTTCGTGCCGGTATCCTCCCATGGGAACGCCTTGATGGCAGCGCTGCCAGCGTCAAACACGCCGCTGAGACCGTCCAGCGCAAACCCGGCAATCTTACCTGCCAACGTGCCCAGCTTCGCGCCGGTATCTTCCCACGGGAACGCCTTGATGGCAGCGCTGCCCGTGTCAAACACG